AATAAACAACGCCCTATCAGTAACATCCATGTACTGTAGATTTGAGTTGAACTTGTACACTTCACCCTTGTTCTTTTTATGCCATTCACTCTCTTGAATCAGGTAATACTCTCCCTGTTCCTTGTCACCCAACTTTCCAAGATCGTGGTGAATAGTAGCGAACGCCAACTCTTCATCGGTAAAGTCAATTGTTCCCCCACGGGCTTCATACAACTTCTTGACACCAAATGAAGTGGTCAACACATTCATGATGTGGTCAAGATAACCACCAGCGTAAGCATTGTGATAGTGTTCCTTGGCACTGGCTGGTGCCATAATAGCACGGTAACCATATTCATTTTCACTATAAAGGTGCTTCAACTTTTCAAGTCGATCACCGGAAAAGAATTTCTCAAGGTGTTTTAGGAATTTTTCGTAATTAGCAAAAAGCTCTTTTTCGTTATAAGATTTAGTCATGAACCAAATCCTACATCGAAAAAGAGCTTACGTCAATTTTTTAATTTAGTTATACAACTGGTTCAGCAGGTGTAAACGAAACAGATCCATTTGGAGTTGTCAATACAATTGATGCAACTTGATCAGCTATATCAACCTTGGCAAATCCACCACGGTCAACTGTATAAACAAATACCTCTACAGTTTTACCATCATACTCAATTGTGGTTTGACCTGAAACAAATTCAGTACCATCAACATATACCCAATTAACATCGGGATTTGGATGATCTCTCAAATCAGTTACAGTTGGAGGCAATGATGGTGAACCAACAGTGTATTCAATATCACTGGTGAATTCGCCTTCTGGAGTTACCACTTTAAAGAAACCAGAACCCGTAGCTTCTGAATTCAAATAAACTCCAATCTGCGTTGTGTTAAAAACGGCAACTGGATCACAGACCAATTCGTTAAAATAGATCTGGGTCTGACCATCAACGAAGTCGGTGCCAAATATATAAATCCATTGATTAGCAGGTCCAATTGTAGTAGACAATGATGTAATTGTTGGTGAAGCCATAATTTATGTATGTTTGGTTATAAATATAATCAGACATTTGTTTGTTTCAGTTTTTTTATTATAAATCGAACCAATGCACTTCTAACAATATCGTCTTCATCAAACTTAAACGTGTGAATACCATTTTCACGACTTTCAGTATCTTCAAAGTGATTCATCATTTTAACGAACCCGCTCTTTCCATTGATATCACTTTGATCTGGGTCACCCAAAATAAATACTTTACTGAACTCACCAACACGGGTGACTAGAGTGACCAACTCTTTGTAAGTCATGTTCTGCGATTCATCAGCAACAATACATCTAGCGTTCCAGTTCAATCCTCTCAAGAAGCCGATTGGTATGCTATCAATTCGTTGTTCTTTCTGAAGAGTATCTATGCTTGCCTTGGTAGTAAGTTCTGACAATTTTTCCAACAATGGCTGTATATATGGTGCCATTTTTTCATCAGCTTCACCTGGCAAAAATCCAAGTTTACTATCAGAACTTTCAACTGCACTTCTCAAATACAACAAATCGCTTACCCTTTTTTGATTCAAAAGAATAAGCGATGTTAAAATTGCCATGTATGTTTTTGAGGTTCCAGCAGGACCACTAACAAACATTACCTTTGTATTTTTGTCTAATGCAACATCCAAAAACTGTTTTTGTTTACTTGTCAATTCCCGTTGATGTATTTCAATCTCATTTTTGATTTTGTGTTTTTGTGGCACAATAGGACTCTTGTCTTCAAGGTGTTTTTTCTTTTTCATTCAGTGTTTTGGTTTTACTGTATTATCTAATAACGATTCGATTCGTTTAACCCTACTACACAGTTCGTACTTTTCATCTTTAAGATAAAAGTCATATACATTTTGAATATTGTCACGAAATGCTTCTCTGGCAATAGTAATAACGAAGTCGGAATTTTTGAAATTAAATACTTCAGCCATTGGTAAGTTTTTTTCAATAGCGAATTCGATTGAGGATATAACACATTCTGTCAAATCGGTTTTATGCGATTTGACATACGATTCCAACTCTTTAAAATCAGAGGGCAACACAAAAGGTTTATATTTTTGCTTCTTTGCCATATAACATTAATAAATATTTCCACGACTCATGTTAAACCAATAAAAAACGCCATCGAAAGATGGCGTTTGTAAATTGCAGTTATTTGTTTATGTTCTGTTACTTATTCTTAACCTTCTTAGGGGCATCCGAAGGAGCCGGTTGTGACGGAATCGTGGTGCTCAATTCAGCGATTCGGAACTTGGCGGTAGACTTCCAAGAATTCTTGGTTCGATCAGATGCCCATTCATATGTCTTACCTGTTGAGACCAACTCTGCGATCTCGGCTTCTGACTTAGCATTTTTGATTTGTTCTCGTAGACCCATAACAATTTACCAGATACGATGTTTCTTTTCGTCTTTTTCAACGACAACAACAGCTGACCCATCAGGCCAACGTTTGATGACAGACTTCCAATGTTCCAACTCTTGCGTGGCCTCGGCTGGAGAGTCGTACTCCAGATCTGACACACGTAGACCACTACGAACAACTACATACTTCTTCTTTTCCATAAGTATAACTTAGTTTATTTGTTAATATTTAGACTGCAACTTACACGATCAGAATACCACACAACTTACAAATGTCAACTACTTTTTACCAGTATCTATGATTTTCACGCACCACTTCGTAACCATCTCGCTCTGACAAATGCCAATTACGAACAGTTCTACCCAACTCGTCTTTGATTTCCAACTCATCTGGCACAGAAAGAACACGAAGATCAGCACCCTCACCATTCACACGTTCTTGAAGAAACTCAACGACATCAATGAGTTTCTGGAGAGTTCGATCTTCATACGCATAAAATGAATACTGCTCCGTTACCCCAAGCATATCACATGCTTCAGGTGACAATTTATACCCACAGTCTGGTCCTTTAGATCTATTTACGACGATTTTCATGACAATAAATATTGTATAAAAACACTTTATGTCTGGAATTTATACATTCCACCTTCTGGATGTATAGCAACACTATCATAGTAAAAATACTGCATAGTCTCGTAATTGGCATTATATACCATGACTCCTCCGTTTGGCCAACTTGGTTCTCCTGCTCTATGCGTCTTATACAAATAAATTTTGTAAAAATCAGGATATCTGGCAACTAAAAGTCTAGTTCCCTTGGCAGTAAAATTATCTACCTTGTGCGTGGCATCAACATCATTAAACACCCAGTGAGTTACATTTGATGTGGGTGAAACAACTCGTTGAGTACATTTAAAGTATTTACTGCCACCGCCGTCTTCAACATCTTGAACCACTTTCTTTGTAGCCTTTGATTGCTTTTTGACTACAACCTTTTTTGGATTCGTTTCCTCTTTATTTTTTAATTTGGTTTTCATTAAGATGTCAGTTTAGAAAAAACTTCATAGTTAACCTTTATACGTTCATGTTCATATTCTGGTACTAAGTGTAAATTATCAATCATCTGTTTACAAGTTATTTTAGCTTCTTCATAGTATCCCAACTTATATGCGGCAAACGAATGCAAATCTAAAAGTGAATATCCAGTATCAGGATAACAAACACTCTCAACCAAAAAATTACGATGTTGAGTTACATTTACATTTCGGTTTTTCATAGCAAGACTAGTATACAAATACACCATCTTCTCATTGTCAGTGACATGAAAGTGATTTGCCAAATTATATAAGCCTTCATTTCTAAGAGGATCAAACTCGTAACTTTTTACCAAATATTTTATACCCTCGGATACATCAATATATCGTAAATGCATAAGACCAATGTAAACAATAGCAACGTAAGCCATTTGATTGACGTAATTAAACGCCCTCAAATTATCATGATCATAACATTTAGCAAAATTAGTGTCGTCATCAATGTTCATCGCTAATTTCAAATACTTCTTATAGTAGAATATTCCACGTCTGGCCATTTCTGCTTCGTGATCTTTTCCAAAAAATAGTTTGGTTTTTCCATTACGACAATCCTCCAAAAAATCAATATATGATTTTGCTAAATACCAAACATAATATGCATCCAAATTATAATCCAAATGTGATCTATCTTTTGGTTCATATTTCATAACCTGTTGTTCCAACTCAATAGAATCTACATAGTACTTATGTGGATTTTGCCATGTCGCTCCACCCGGCAACATTATCTGTCTGAATGACTTAGACAACTCATATTTACGCCAATCTTGACGTGATTTACGAAGCAAAACCTCATGACGTTTACTAAGAGAATATTCCCAATCGATGTCAGCTTTCCACATCCACGGTCTAGTCAAAACCACATCTCTGTTAGCAGATTCAGCGTGAACATAAATTTCATCGCCACGTCGTAGTTCTTCCCAATCAAAATCTTCATCAACTTCTAAGATTTCATCCGCATCTAATCTCAAAACATATTCACATCCATGATTGGATTCTGCACACTTTTGTAATGCGTGATTTCGATTGTAGCCAGGATATTGCCATGGTTCAAAATATAAAACGCCGGGAATGTTCTTTTCTTTGAAAAAATTCTCAATGATTGATTGAGTACCATCTGTAGACCCGTTATCTTGAATTACCCAATAATCGATATATTTGTATGCAGATTCTAACATTCTAAGAATGATTTTTGACTCATTCTTTACCATTGCGTTTAATACAATTTTAACAGTACGTTGCTTCATAACAATTACAACATAACTACATTTCAAAAGCAAAAAACCACAAACTTTCGTTTGTGGCTTCGTGTATTATGACCTATAAATTATCCATCCATTTCAATTGTATCAGATTGAGGCAACACTCCGATATCCGACAAAGGCAACCCTCCAGCATCCTCTACAACCGCTTTGATTTCACTTTCCAACTCTTTGATACGTTCCTTATATCCAGCTGCTACGTCCTTGAAATCCTTCTTAGTATGCAACAACTTTTCTGTAAGTTCGTAAACTTTCTTTTGTGCTTCTAGCTTTGACAATTTGATGTTACTCATAGTTCGTATACATATTTATTGTTGCATGAAAGAAGTAACTTTTCACGATATAAATATTAAGGATCACCACATCACAATTTGGGCAAACCAATTTATCGTATTGAGACATCCTGAAAAGTGTGACCTTTACGAAGACGATCATTGCCGTGAGTCTATGTTAGACTATTTGGAGAAAGAAGGTTACATAGATCCAAACAAATGCAACTGTTTGGTCGTGGACAGTTACATTGACTTCGAACCATAACAAAAAACCCCGAGCATAGCCCGGGGTTATAATGTAAAATGGTGGACGTGGCGCGAGTCGAACGCGCGTCTTCAAACATCGTTATACATCAGACTACACGCTTATCTGTTTTTCAATACAATGGTTGTAAATCTAAAACATCAAACTTTACATCAAGGTTGTTCAGTAAGATTTAAACAATAAACCCGAACATTTTATTGTCTAGCCTGATAGTTTACACCTTCCACAATTATCAGACATCATTGTGAAAGATGTGCAGCACTTAGGCTGCGAGTGCGACTTCCTTACGTGAAGTAAAGTTGTAGCTGATTACCTTGCTCTTCTTAGTAGCAGTTAATTTTTTGATAGATGATTAAAGAGGCCAACTATCGTCCTCTACGTGCCTAACATACACTAATCTTTGAATCGAGACCAGTACACGCCCATGAAAAAGAACTAATTATAAATATCAGATGAACTCTCTTGAGTATCCAAATTCATTGAACACATCTTCGTATATTTCCCACACAAAGTCAAGTTGTTTCTGTGTGTAGTAGCTTTTATAATCCGTCATAGAAACATTGTTTGCATCTCTACGCAAGTCAAACTTCAAATTTCTATTTTCTACACAACCTTCGGAGGTATAATTATTGACTTTAATCCAAGATTCTACAATGGAATTTGTGACGGGATCGTCAAAATTAATAAACTTAACCTTACGTAAGTCTTCAACTAAATGTTCTACACGTACATACAAATCGGGTTTACGTGGATATCTTAGAATATCATGCTCTTCTGTATTTTTAGTTAATGCCCTCAAATAGTCGTCGAATGGCAATTCGATAATGAGATCGCCCGTTTTTGGGTCTTGTTTAAAATGACGTAAATGCCATGTAGATAAAACTTTGGCATAAGGGTTACGGATATTACATATTACAGTGTAATCACTTGCGTTTGGAGGTACACCGATTGAATGTGTATGTTCTTGAGTCAATGGAACGTTTAACATCGCATTGTAAAACTTATAGTAAGCGAGAATTTCGGCTACCGATCTACTAGCGGTTCGTGTAGGTAACCACCATATAACCTTTAAGTCGTCATTTATGTTCATATTTGGAGCGGGTAGCCGGAATCGAACCGGCACATCGACCTTGGCAAGGTTGCAGGCTACCACTACATCATACCCG